CGCTGTAGCTACCCTTGCATACTCATGAGTATTTTTCATAATAATATTTTAGGAGGAGCCGCCGGTCAAGGCGGCGACTTCACTATTGAACGCAGTCTGCGGTTCCATAATCACGACTCCTCCTATTTATCAAGAACTTATGGTAGTGGTAACAATCGCAAATTTACAGTATCAGCATGGCTAAAACGTACACCGTCAAATACCAGTGAGGCTGTAATTTTAGGTTGTCGCCAAGATAGCAACAATCGTGATTGGTTCGGCTTTGAAAGTGATGAGTTAGTCGCCCATCACCGGGTTAACGGTACCACTAGAAGCGCAAAAGTTACTGACAGAAAGTTCCGTGACTTTTCAGCGTGGTATCACATTGTTTACGCGTTTAATTCAACTTTATCGACCCAAAACGATAGGACAAAATTTTACGTCAATGGCGAGCGGCAAACCGTTTCTACCTACAACGGAGCAATCGGTTATCTGGAAAACGTCACCATGAACCTAAATAATATAACACACTACATTGGTGTTCAAAACACACAACAAGGTGGTTATACAGATTTTAACCTAACCGAGGTTCATTTTATTGACGACCAAGAACTAGATGCTGATGATTTTGGGGAGTACGACGACAACAACGTTTGGCAACCTAAAAAATACGAGGGAACATACGGTACAACTGGTTGGTATTTAAATTTTTCCGACAATTCCAGCGTTAATACACTCGGTCAAGATCAACGCGATGGTGTTACACACGCACCTACAGGATCTACATATGGTATTTGGGAAAGTGGTACCCCAGCTACTATTTTAGACGGGTCTACGTCTACTGGTGCAAACTTAAGACCTTACAGTAGTTTGTCAGGACAAGGTACTGGTGTCACTCTTGATACTGGTATCACAGCTAGTAGTTCTATCAGAATTTACGGAAGTTCAGAAAGCGGTAACTATGAAATCAATGGAACCAACTACAACTCTGCTCCTAGTTTCCCTAACCACGCTTGGACAACACTTACAGGAATTTCATTTCCTATTACGGTAAACTCTTTTGGACTTGATGGTGGTAACACTGGAAATGGTGGTTACATTTTTGCCATAGAAATTGATGGTACAGTGTTAGGCTCAAATGCAACTGCTAATGATTGGGCTGTAACTAACTTCTCTGTAAGTTCGGGCAGTGCTAACGACAGCCTTATTGATACGCCGACAAACTACACAGCAGCTTCTGGCAATAATGGCGGCAACTATTGCATTCTTAATGCTAATCAAAATTCTGGAGCAACGCTTCGTAACGGTTGTCTAGATATTATTGGCGTCAACGGAGCTTGGCGTGGAGCTGGTGGAACGCTTGGAATGTCTTCTGGTAAATGGTATTTTGAATACGACAATGTTGTCAGTAACGAGCACCTTATTGGCATTATGCCAGCGAGTATATCCAGACCCACCACCGCGTCGTCTTACGCTTATGGCTCAGAAACAGGCGGTAAATATACCCCTTCTACCAGCAACGTAAGTTACGGCAGCTCTTGGGGAGCTGGTGATGTTATCGGTGTTGCATTTGATGCTGACAACGGGACGCTTACTTTTTACAAAAACAATACGTCTCAAGGGACTGCATTTACCGGATTGACTGATACTCCTTATGTTCCTACTGCAGTTCTAAATGGGGCGTCTAGAAGCGCATCATTAAACTTTGGTCAACGCCCATTTACACACACACCACCATCAGGATATAAGTCACTTTGCAGTGCAAACCTTACAGACCCAACGCTTGAAAAACCCTCGGATTATTTTGACGTAAAAAAATATGATGGCACCGGTAGCAGTCAGTCAATTACCGGGCTGAATTTTAGCCCTGATCTAATTTGGATCAAAAATAGATCCCAAAATGACACGCACGCAATCCTTGATACCCATAGAAACACCAATATAGTGCTTTCTTCTAACCTTACCAACGGTGATCGAACTGAGTCGGGAAGTCTTACAGCTTTCGGCACAAATGGATTTACCGTTGGCGGTTACAACGACACCAACAGAGACGATAGTACCTTTGTTGCGTGGACTTGGGACGCGGGGGATTCACCGACAAATTTGACTAATGGCACCATGAATTCAAGCGTTCGCCGCAACACGTCTGCTGGATTCTCGATGTGTACTTACACCTCGCCAAACAGCTCTAGCAATCAAAGTTTTGCGCATGGTTTAAATGCCAAGCCAGATTTTATTATTGTTAAAAACAGGGATAGGGGGTACAACTGGGACATTTATCACAGCTCTCGCGGATATAGCTCATCATTTACTTTTACAACTAATGGAACAAGAACTGGTGCGTTTAGTGCTGAGCCTACGTCCACTGTTGTTAATACTAAAAATGATTATACGCACTATAGTACAGACGACTATATAGCTTATTGTTGGACCGCTGTCGAAGGCTATAGCGGATTTGGTTCGTACGTAGGAAACGGTTCATCTGATGGTCCGTTTGTAGCACTGTCGTTTGCTCCTAAATGGGTTATGGTAAAAGGTATATCTAGCAATACTGGTTGGCGCATTTGGGATAGTGAACGTGAACCACACAACCCTAAAGATAAAACTTTGCACCCAATGGACTCACAAAATGAAACAAACTACGGTTCTGACGATGTTGATTTTTTGAGTAACGGATTTAGAATAAGAGACACCGGAAGTTACCAAAACTCAGATAACCAAACGTACGTTTATGCCGCATTTGCTGAGCATCCTTTTAAAACCGCCCGCGCACGCTAATTAACAAATAACTATGCTACAACTTAATGGTAAGACCCTGCAATACGACAGGGCATTTACACACGAAGGTATTTCCTACCCTGCTAATTGGCTGCGCTTGACCACGTTGGAAGAGAAGCAAGCAATTGGTATTGAAGAAGTCCCTGACCAGCCCGAAGCTGTTTGGGATCAACGTTTTTACTGGGGTGTAGGTAATCCTAAACAACTTGAAGATGTTACCGACGAAGATGGTGACACTACCATTGGTCTCAAGACTCTGTGGAAACAAACACAAAACGAGATTGCAGGTTCATTGCTTGCTCCGTCTGATTGGCGTGTAGTCAAGTCTTACGAAGTTACTGATTACACTGTTGAAACTGAGTGGACAACATACCGCGCTGCAGTACGCACTGCGTGTAACACACGTCAAACTGAAATTGACAACTGTGCTGATGTCGCAGCACTCCAAGAACTTATTGACAACCCTACTACTACTTGGCCTGAAGAACCATGATCACCCTTATCCGTCCAATTCTTTTTGCATTCCTGCAATCTGAACAAGTCAAGCGTCTCATTGTTGACCTTTTGACTAAACTGGCTGAGTCTACTGATAACGAAGTAGATGATGCTGCTGTTGCATTTATTAAAAACGGACTTTTCCCTTCTAAATAATGGAATGGGCTGAACCACCAAGTTTTCCTAGCCTTACACTTCCAGATGCCCCTGCAATGCCTCCAACAGTGTTTGAGGTGCCCCGTGGTTCGTTACCTTATTACAAGCCACTTGTAGCGCCTCCTAACACCCTCAGACCGCCACCAGGGGTCAAACCTATAGAACCAAAAGACGAACCTCCTTCGTCAAAACCAAAGTCAACTAAACCACCCCAACCCCCCGAAGCACAGATAGTAGAGATTCCGTTTACGGATATAGAGGTTCCTATGCCTACTACTACTATCATGACAACTGCAGCAACGACAGCATTCATCAGTGTTGCCGCCACCCTTACTGCAACATCCTTGTTCAAGTACATCGTTATGGTACTTAAACCGGTTTTTAAACAGACATGGAACAAGATAACAAAAAAGAAGAGTCCAAAGGATTCTTAGCCAAAGTCAAAGAAAACACTGAGGATGAACTACAAATCCTCGGTACTTTTGTACGTCTAGGTGTTGTGGTTTGGAGTGGTTTTATTATCACTCTTAATTATGTAGATCTTCCTATGATCAAAAAAGGTCAGAGTGGAGGCGACATAACATTCGTGGCCTCAGTCTTTACTGGGGCGTTAGCTACGTTTGGCCTGACAACATCTAACAGCAAAGCTGCTTCTAGTAAACCCGACCCTAAAAAGAAAGAAGAATGAAACGTTTTATTCTGCTGTTGATGTTAGCTAGCCCAGCCGCCGCTAACACTATCACGCCCAACTTTACCCAGGGTAGTATGCAATCCACCACGACTACCACTGTTGACATTGATCGTACTGTTACGACAAATATCTATGGTGGTGATTATGACTCATGGTCTGGAACAAACGTAACCCCCAGTGGAGCTGTCAACGATTCTTCGACAACTTATTCTGTAACCAACGCAGGAGAACAATTCCAACTGGAGATTGTAACTCGGTCAGCAGGAGTAGTCGAGAACATCGTCGTAGACGAAGTCATTACACAAGAATCTACTACTACCTCGCTGTCTATCTTCTCTCAGTAACACCTGCATTTGCTAACAGCGATCCAAAAGTAGCTAATACATCATCTCCGGTGGCCGCGGCAACGGGCAATGTGACTAACCAAGCGGTGCAATTCCAAAATAATGGAGCACCATCTCGTCAATACTTTGGACCAAACAACAGCTGCAACGGTACAACCATGCAGGTGTCTCCGTTCTACATGGGTAACGACACAATTCCGTACGGTGGCACATACACACGCACAGGCAACTGGGGTTTGCAACTTAATTTTGCTGTGCCTTTGGATGGCGGAATGATCGAAACCTGCAAAGCTATTGCACGTAAGCATGAACAAAAGATGCGTCTTGATTACGAACTTGTTCGTGCACTTAAATGTACAGAAATTATGAGAAAAGGGTTTACTTTTAGACCTGGCAGTCGTGTCGAAGTTCTTTGTCACGACATTGTACCTATTGTCTCCCTAACAAACAATGATTGAAGCAGCCGTACCGGTTGCTGTTGCAATAATCGGTGCCGGTGTTGCTCTGACAAACCGTCTTCATGGACGAATTACAGAAATGGACCGACGTTTAGACACCTTTGAACTGCGTGTAGCCACCAGCTACGTACCGAAGGATGAATTTACAGCAGCAATCCAAAAAATTGAGGATCACATGATCCGAATCGAGACTAAAATTGACAAAATTGTGATGAAAAATGGCTAACAAAAAGAAATGGCCGTCTATTAAAGACGCAAGACCTGCAAAATCTACACCAGTTAAGTTTTACCCTGGTCTTGGCATTGCACCCACCATCAAACAAGCAAAACTGCCGGGGCAACGCAAAGGCTATAACGTATGAAAAAGAAAGCCACTGAAGATCAGTTTAACGAACTGCATAACCTAGTCACTAAAGAGTTTCTCACCCGTATCAAATCCGGTGATGCTACCACTCAGGACCTAAAAGCTGCCTGTGACTGGCTCAAAACAAATGACATTAGCGGTGTTGCAGTAGAAGGCAACGCTTTGTCTAAGCTTGCAGCGATTATGCCAGAAGTTGATCCTGAACTTGTACAATCTAGGCTACATGGCCGATGAATACATCTACGTACTACAAACAAAACCCTGCTGCACGCAGACGCCGCCTAAAACAGCAGGGTGCTTACAACAAAACTAAAAAGGGACTCATGATCCGTACTGCTGCTAACAAGCTAAACAGAAAGCTTGGCACATACGGTAACGGAGACGGTAAAGATGCCTCACAC